TAGCTACCCCCAGTCAGGTGCCAGTTGCCACAATTAGACCCCTCTCATGCGCTCTCGCGCCCTTCCAACGACACGCTGGATGTCCTTGTGCTTGACGTCGAGCGGGTGACCGGTGGTGCGGTAGAGCCTGGCAATGGCCGACATATGCACCGGCACCACGCTATAGCCGCGCGCGATGCCGACGTGCCGCAGATAGGCTGCGACATCCTCGTGTGAGGCCGGGAAGCGCAGACCATTGCCGCGGCGCCAGACCCGGAACGCCTCCTGCGCCGCGCGATACTGACGCTCGGTGTGCTCGCTCATGTAACTGGTTTTATCACCGGCCTCCGGGCAAAGAAAGGCCCCGTACTCACACGGGAGATACGGGGCGCTGAAGTTCTCGGACTTATCGCGGCCTCATCCTAGCACAGCGGAGAGCCGCCATGCCAGCCAGCATGAAGCACGTCATCAGCGTCCCCTGGACTGACGAGGAGCGTACGCTGTTGCGGCAACTCTGGGAGAACGGCCTCGGCCCGGTCCTGATCGGGCGCATGCTGGGGCGCAGCAAATACAGCGTCACCAAGCAGACGCAGGCGTTGCATCTGCCGAAGATGCGGCAGCAGCCCGGCGAGGTGCCGCCACCGGAGCCACGCCAGCGACCACCACAACCGCTGCGACCCGGCGCCCGCACGCTGCCGCCGCTGCCGAGCGAGATGCAGCACGACTAATCCCCTCAGGGGTCATCACAGGACATCACCATGGCCAACGAGCAACTTGAGTCGTTCCTCAAGGGCGAAACCGCGACCGTCACCGAAGCCCCGCCAGAGGCCCCGCAGGCAGCGCCAGAGGCGCCGGCGCCGAAGCCCGAGGCCAAGCCCGAGCCGGCCGCCAAGGCCGCCACAGCCAAGCCCGAGCCCGAGGACGAGGCCGATCCACCGGAAGCGCTCGAGGGCGAGCCGGTCATCCCGCGCCGCGCCTACGAGGACGAGCGGCGCAAGCGGCAGGATTGGAAAGCGCGTGCGGTCGAGGCCGAGACCAAGCACAAGGAGCTGCAGCGTCAGTTCGAGGACGCCCAACGCCGCGCCACAGCTCCGCCGCCGCAGCAACAAGCACCACCACAGCCGCCGCCAGACCCGGCCAGCGATCCCCGCGGCTTCGCCCAGCATCTCGTCCAGCAGCAACAGGCCGCGCTGCTCAACGAGCGGTTGAACAACTCCGAGATGATGCTGGCGGATAAGATCGGGCAAGAGAAATTGTCCGAGTACGTGCAGGAGTTCCGCAACCTGGCGAACGCCGACCCGACGCTGTTCGGCAAGCTCTACAGCCAGCCGCACCCCTATGCCTGGCTCACCCGCGAGGTCGATCGCCTGCGCCTGGTGCGCGATGTCGGGGACGATCCGGCCGCATACCGCGAGAAGATACTGGCCGAGGGCCGCGCACAGTGGGAGCAGGAAGCCAAGCCGGCGCCCGTCCCATCACCCGCCGCCGGCATGCAGCCATCGCTTGGCACCGCCCGCAGCGTCGCAGGACGCACGGCAGGGGCGTGGTCTGGAGAACCGAGCCTCGAGGACGTGCTCGCGCCGGTACAGAACAGACGCAACACGAACGGCAGCGGATCAGTGCGGTTCTAAACGCCTGACGTGCCGTGCCTACCCGCCGCCGGGGACAACGGGCGTGAGTGCCGACCCAGGTGCCGCCGACCGAAACGGGCGCGAATGGCTGCCGCCGAGCATTTAACGGGCGCGATCAAACGAAAGGAGCAGATCAACCCCACTATAGGAGTGCTCGGCGATGGCCGACATGAATGTAACCCCGGCCAGACCGGGTCTAACGCCAATAATCTGGCAATCAGACTTCTGGGTAGAGTATCTCAGGGAAAACCAGTTCACGCCTTATTTCGGCACAACAATGGACGCGATGATCCAATTACAGACGGATCTTACGCGCAAACGTGGCGACACCGTCGTCTTCCCCACCGTGCGCAATCTGGTCGGCGCCGGCGTAACGGGCAACACGGTGCTCGAGGGCAACGAGGAGATACTGAACGCCCGCTCGCTGAACGTCACCGTCGGCGTCATCCGCCACGCGGTCGCGGTCAGTGAATGGGACGAGCAGAAGAGCATCATCGATCTGCTCCAGGCCGGTCGCCAGGTGCTCAAGAACTGGGCCGCCAACAAATTGCGCGCCGACATCATCACATCGCTCGGTGCCATCACGGCAGACGGCAATGTGCAGATCACCTACGCGGCGGCCACCGCAGCACAGCGCAACACCTGGCTGGTGAACAACTCCGATCGCGTGCTGTTTGGTGCCAGCAAATCCAACAACACGGGCGTCTACGCCACCTCGCTGACCAACGTCGACAATACCGCCGATAAACTCACCGCCGCCCAGGTCACGCTGGCCAAGCGCATCGCGCGCACCGCCACGCCCAAGATCCGGCCTATCCGGGTCAACCGTGACGAGGAATGGTACGTGATGTTCGTGCCCAGCATGGCGTTCCGTGACCTGATGTTGGATCCGGTCATCATCAACGCCCTGCAATATGCCTGGAACCGCGGCTCCGACAATCCGCTCTTCACCGCAGGCGACATTCTCTACGACGGCGTCATCATCCGCGAAATCCCTGAACTGCCGGTGCTGGCGGGCGCTGGCTCTGGGGGCACCACCGATGTCGCTGCGTCGTATCTCTGCGGCGCGCAGGCGATCGGCATTGCCTGGGCTCAGCGCACCAAAGTGATCGAGAACCGACGCGACTATGGGTTCTTCAACGGCGTTGGCGTGGAAGAAATCCGCGGCGTGCAGAAGCTGCGTTTCGGCGTTGATCCCACTGTTGACACAACAAAACCAGTGGACAACGGGATCGTTACGGTTTGGAGTGCGGCTGTAGCTGACGCATAACTGTGTGATCATCAGCTATTTCTTGCGCTATACTTCTAGGAGACCAGATATGCCGAGTGACAAGAACCAGCACGGCGAGATGCATGGCGTGCATCCCAGCCAGCAGTCGCAACTCCCACCGCCCGGGCCAGGTGAGCAGCGGGCCGGGTATCCGGCAGGACCACCGGAGCCAGGTCAGCCGGGCTGGCGCCCACCATCGGAGGCGCGTGCCGCACCGGCCGTCGATCAGAAGATGGAGGCCGAGCGCAAGGAGGCGCAGGCGGTCAGCAGCATCGGCGCGCAGATCATCCTCGACTACAACTCCGAGGCCGGTCTCGGAGCGCGCGGCGGCGCTGCCGGCACCATCGAGGAGAACCAGATGGTCCGCGACGAGGGCCTTGCTGCGGTGGGCCTCGATCCGCAGAACCCGAGCGGACCGCCGCCGATGGCACCGCTGGAGCCGCCGCCGGAGCGTGCCAGAAGCAACGCGCCGCCAATCTCCAGCAAGGCCACCCGGATGACCTCCCTGGCCGCTGGCATCCTCACCGGCAACGAGGCCACACCGCCGCCTCCAGAGGGCGGTGGAGGCGGTGCTACGGCGCCTACCAACACCACCGTGCCGCAGGTCACGCAGAGCGGCACGACGCTGAACTGCACGCAGGGCGAATGGTCGGGCGAGCCCACGTCCTACAGCTACGCCTGGAAGCTCGACGACGCGGCAGCCGGCAGCGACGCTGCGACCTACGACGTGCAGGCCGGCGATGTCGGTAAGAACGCTACCTGCACCGTGACTGCGACCAACGCGGCAGGCTCGGCGGCAGCGCCTCCGTCAGTCGGCGTCGTGGTGGCGTAAGCTATGCCGGGGGGGCGGAACCAACTAGCGCCTCCACCACTGCTATCCGGCGGCCCGGTCTGGTCGGATAGCGGTGGAACGCCTGCGTCCGGCCCGATCCCGAGCGGTTCTCCGGGCTGGTCGTTCGGTGACTTCCAGCAGTTGCCGACAGCGCCGCCACAGCAGACCTACACCGGAGCGATCCCGACACCGTCGAACAACTACGCGGCCACCAGCGCGGAGGTGCCGCACGACTACTATCAGATGCAGCAGCTCATGAACCAGTACGGGCCGAACAACCCGCAGCTCAACCAACTGCTGCAACTGCTCTATCTCCGGCATCAGGGGCGCACATGACAACCTCGGTCGGCACCATTGCGCAGATTGCACTCCGTCGCCTTGGCGTGCGCATCGTACCGCTTGATGACAGCCCGACGCTCACGGAAATGGTTCCGTTTGCAACCATCGCCACGAACGCCCTGATCGAGTTGGGCGTCATTGCCTCGGACGAAACGCCGATCCCGTCCGACCAGGCGCTCATGCTCGACAAGGTATCGTCCGTGCATGCGGCGTTGGACGCCCAAGGGATTGTATGGTGGCCGGTCGGCTCCGTGCCGCGCGCGTTCACCGAGGAATACACGAAGTTAAGTGCCGCGATGGCGGGGTCGTCCTTCGGCAAGGCGATCGATCCGGCGATCGTGGCGATGCTGGAGGGGCGCATCCGCAAGGGCGCCATGGTGCTGTCAGCCGACACCAACGCGCAGCAGGCGGTGACGAATGTCCACAACGACCTCGTGATGCGCGGCATCGCTCGATGGACATCGCTCGACATACCGGACGCGCTCTCCGACCCCTATGCCACGCTGGCGGCCGATGCGCTGGCGCCGCTGTTCGGCGGCGACACCGACGCGAATGACACGCGCGACGCGATGGTGGCGATCTATCGCTATGTCGCGCTGCCGAGCAGTGGCGAGACGGTGTCGACCGCGTATTTCTAACACCAGTGGAGCGCGCTCCTCATGGCCTATCGTCTCCAGTATTCTGACTACTCGACCGCCTCCGGTCCGCCTGATCCGGCTGCGTGGGTAGGGCCGCCTGGACCTCCTGGTCCCGTTGGACCTCCTGGCCCTATCGGACCAGCCGGGGACGAGGGAAGCATCGTCAGTGTGCTGGATCACGGTGCCAAGGGTGATGGTTCGGTTGATGATACCGCCGCGATCCAGAGCGTGCTGAATGCCTATGCGGGCAAGGCGACGGTGTTCGTGCCGGATACTGGCAGTGCTTACATGGTCAGCCCGTTGACCGTGCCGACCGGCACCGATCTGCTCATCTATGGCACCCTGAAGCTAAGGCCGGGCAGCGCGCAGGGCCTGCTGTTTCTGAACCACGTCAACAACGTGACCGTCAGGGGCCACGGTACGATCGACGGGAACATGACCGCGCAGACCGCTGGGCAGCTATCCGCAGGCATCAATGCCGATCTATGCGACAACGTCAGCGTCTCAGGCATCACGCTGCAAAACGCTCACAACTGGAACTTCAATATCACCCGCTCAACCCGTGTGAGACTGTTCGGCGCCAAGATGTTGGGCGGGGGCAACTCCAGCGAGTTCGCCAGTGGCTGCGACGATTGCTGGGTTACTAACTGCACGGTGGACGGATGTGCCGACTACGGCTTTGCGTTCTACGGCGGCGTCACGAATAGCGGCGCGATCGGCAACATCTTCAGGAATAGCAATGTCGGAGTGTTCGTGCTGGCGGATGCAGGACAGCCAGCGCCATGCAACAACATCATTATTGCGAATAATATCGCGTATAACAACCTAAGCAGCGGCATAGTCTGCGATACTGCCGTTGCTGCTATTCATAAGAATATCACCATTACGGGAAACCGATGCTACGGCAACACTACCGGAGGTGGGACGACAACCTCGGAGATTTGGGTTGACCATACCAACGTCGCCGCGATCAACGGCAACGTCATCGAGGGGGACGCCACGAGCGGAGGATCAGCCTACGGGATCGGATTGGGCGCTGGTCTAACCGATGCCGTCGTGACCGGCAACGCGGTCTATAATATCGGTACCAGCACCTTACCGGGCACCGCGCTTTATCTTAATGCCCCCGGCGACATATTGGTGAGTGCCAACATATTCCACGAGTTCCGTAGCCCCGGCTACATGACCAGTTCCGTTGGCGGCACCGCGGGTGCCGAGAACAGCTTTCTGAGCAACTCCTGTGAACTACCGGTCACACTCATCTATCAGTCGGATACGACAATCGACTATGGTGGGACCGGGGTTCATTTCGTGCCCCCCGGCAACGGTAGCTTCATCCAGGCAGCACACGATGCACTGCCGGCGACCGGCGGCACCATTCTCTTGTCCGCGAATACCACCTATGTGCTGACCGCCGCGCTTACCCTCATCAAGCCGAACATCACCCTACTGGCGCCGTCGTGGAACACCACGATCCAGCGTGGCCCAGGCGTGACTGCAAGCAACCTGCTCACGCTGTCAGGGCAAGGATGCCTGGTCGAAGGCATGACATTCGATGGCAATAATGTCGCGAGTTCAGCCGGCGCCGAAGTGGCGATCAGCGGCGCTAACTCACGGATCACCAATGTCCACGTCATCAACTCAGCAGCCATCGTCTGCATCAGTGCAAGCGCACCTGGATGCCGGGTGGATCACTGCACGATCTCCGGGAGAAACTCGACAACACAACAGAGCTACGGCATTTGGGCACTCAACCATGTGCCTGTCACGATAGACCACAACACCGTCGCAGGCACCGGCGTCGCTGGCATCGCTGCCGATGGTCCGGGGACAATCATCGAGGCGAACACCATCTCCGGATGCTGTTCCTATACCGGGATCGGCGGCGGCCAGATCTTTCTCGACAATACGACCGGCACTGCAACCGATGTAGGTTTCACCGTTACGGGTAACTACATCGGCAAGGGCGCGTCAAACGGCGCGGGCGGTATCGAGGCAACCGGACGCAACATCGCCATCACCGGCAACACCATTATCAACCAGATGGCGAGTGCGATTTATATCCATAGTGGGCGCGGCTTCAATATTGCGGGCAACAACATCGTTAATACTGGCCTCAACGGTGACGGGGCGGAGGATGGCATTGTCGTTGGAGGCGGCGTCACAGATTTTGTCATCTCAGCTAATCGCATTGGAGACGATCAGGCGACAGTTACCATGCGGTTCGCGGTCAACATCTCCTCTGGAGCGTCAGACAGATACAGCATCGTCGGCAATGTGCTAGGTCCATGCACATGGACACAGGGCGCTTTGACCGATAACGGCACCGGCACCAACAAGACGATCCAGCACAACGTCGGCGTGGAAACATACATGCTCGGTGTTGGCACATCGGCGACGGTCAACATGCCGCCGGGACCGCTGTTGCTGCTGATCGGGGCCGGGACCGTGACCGCCATCGGTGCACCGAATACGGCGACGGGACGCACCGTCATCATCATAGCGACGGCGGTGGTGACATTCCAACAAGGGAACAACATTGCCAACACCGTGACGATGGCACCGCCAGCGCCGACCTACGCGACGTTCGACGGGACAAGCTGGCGGTTCAAGTGACATGGACATGCAGCCGATCGAACCCAACCGCCTATAGGAGCGCCGCATGCCCTCGTTCGCCATGACGGTGCCCTACATGCGCACCTCGCCGGTCCACATCCCACGCCGCGACCTGGTGCTTGGCCGCGCGGACTCGCTGTTCTTGCGCGTCACCGTGGTGGACAGCGACAGCGTCTGCGCGCAGGGCATCGAGCTATCCGGTGGCATCGGTGGCCCTGCCCTCCAAATGCTCGTCTGGCCGGATCAGCACGGTCGCTCCTCGTGGGACTATGGTGCCTACTGGCACTGGCCGCAGTGCCCGCAGACGGTGCTCTGGGTCGGCACGGGTGTGATCAGCGATGCACTCGGGGCGTTCGACATCAGCTTCCCCACCGCCACCATGGCAGGCTGGCCGCGCCGCTGCGCCTACGCGCTCCAGCTCGACTACGACGGCGGCGGGGGAACTGACTTGTTGGCCGAGGGACGGCTGCATCTCAGCCACTCGGTGCCGCGCTCGATCGGCGCTCCGGTTATCATGCTGACCGATCCAACGCCGCCCGTGCTGACCGACGATGAGGAAAGCGTGATTGTCCTCGAGGGGCGCGTGTCGTGACCGTCATCACGCCGGTATTGCTGCCGCCAGGAGCCACGATAGCGCTCAGGACGCCGACCAGCATCTCGGCCAGCAGCGATGCACCATTTGGTGGCGTGCGGATTGCGGATATGCCGGATCTTGGCGCTGTCACCGATGCCAGTTCAGTGGTTGGCGAGAAGGCAGGGTCCGGGCGTTTCGCCGCCAGCGCGCTGCTCAGCTACATCTCGGACGGCCTGCCAGCCACGCTGCAAGGGCCACCAGGCCCACAGGGGCCGCCAGGAGCCCCTGGGACGCCTGGGGGGCCACCAGGGCCCACGGGTCCAGCAGGGGCTACAGGGCCAGCAGGAGCCACTGGACCGGCTGGACCAACGGGCGCCACAGGGGCCACAGGTTCGCCTGGCGCCACAGGACCGGCTGGCGCCACAGGACCGGCTGGCGCAACCGGCGCGACGGGACCACAGGGTATCCCCGGCACTGGCAGCGTCGTCTCGGTGGCAACGACCGGGGCCGGCATCACGGGCGGGCCGATCACCACCACCGGCACGCTCGCCGTGCAATGGAATGCCGGGGCGGTGTCCGCACTGACAGGCCTCACGCTGACCAGCGGCACTCTATCAGCCACGCCAACCGCCGCAGCGATTGCAGGGACGCTTACCTATGCGCAGCTTCCGACCGAGGTGCAGCAAGTTCCGATCAGCTTCCCATTCCAAGGCAAGCCCGCAGCAAGCGCCGTCATCAACGTGCCAATGGCGATGTCTCTCGTGGTTCCCGCGTCTTTGGCGGGCACTGTCGCTTATGACACGACGAAGGCGACGGCCTCATCCGTTTTCACGGTCAACCGCATTACCGGCGGCACAACGATAACCGCGATCGGGACAGCGACGATCACGAGCGCTAGCAATACGTCGGTGACCCTGGCTGGCAGCGGCGCGACGCTCGCCATTGGCGACGTTCTGCAGGTAGTCGCCCCATCGTCGCAGGATGCAACTTTGGCTGACGTGTCTTTGACGATCCTGGCGGCGCGCGTCTAAAATGCCGGTCGTCCTGCTCTGTCATTTTGATGGCACCAACGGTTCGACCACATTCACCGATGTCTCGCCTAGTGTGCATGTACTGACTGCGGGCACTACGTCGGTTACCACCAGCAATCCGAAATTTGGCACGGGCAGTCTTGCCAGCACCGGTTCGCTTCTCAGTGTTGGAGCGCCAAATAGCGATTTCAATTTCGGATCTGGCCAGTTCACAGTGGAATGCTTTGGCTTGTTCACATCCGCGCCGTCCGGCGCACAGATCCTAGTCGGGCAATTTCAGGGTGCCTCCAATCTTGGCTGGGACTTCGGCACGAATGCCGGGTCGTTGTTATTCTTTTACAGCACGACTGGCGCGGATAGCCCTAGTGTCGGTGCGGCTTTCTCGCCAACACTCAACACTTGGTATCATCTGGCTGTCGATCGCGATGCCTCCAATGTGCTGCGGGTTTATGTCAACGGGGCGGTGATTACATCGTCAACAGTGAGTGCCACGTTGTTTGCTTCGACGCTCAGTGTCGCAATCGGCAATGATGGCAACACCACACGACGATTCCCCGGCCAGATTGACGAAATACGGATATCCAAAGGGATCGCGCAATATGGTGGCCCGTTCACGCCGCCAACCGGGCCGTTTACCAGTGCTGCGGCCACACAAGCGCGCGCCATGGTGCTGGCCTGATGGCGCCCCATCGTCACGATGATCGGATAGGAGAAGCACTGGCATGAGCACCACGATTGGCGGCGTCCGCATTGCCGACATGCCCGACCTCGGCGCCGTCAACGACAGCTCGTCCGTGGTGGGCGAGCGGGCCGGATCGGGACGCTTCGCAGCGACGCAATTCCGCGCCTATACCA